ATATGGGTATGAACAAATATGGTTTGTCAGCTGTACACAAAGACGGAAAGTTTTATTCTTATAAAGATGGAAAAGAAACAGGTGGACCATTTGATTCAATGGAAGAACTTGCAAAACATCAAGAAGAATTAATTCAAGACGAAGCTATGGGACACGAAGGTGGATCAGAAGCACACGCACACAAGATTGATATCGATGGTGACTATGATGAAGACAGAGGCATTAGCGAAAAAGATTGTGAAGAAATGGAATATGCTTGTGGAAAAGCTGGTATCAAATGTAAATGCGAGCCAGATGAAATGAGCCAAGGTGGAGTTATTGTACACACAATGGCACCACGTGATGCAGTAATAGATGCTTTGGACAAAGAAGGTTATTCTGTCAATGAGGACAGCGACCTACATCCAGAAGCAGAATTCGAAAATGAATTATCCATGATAGTGGGAGAGACAGAAGATGCTTTAATTAACGGTGAAGGTAAAGACCAAGAAGCCGCAATTAAAAAACTAAATGGCTTAATGGCACAGCATTTCCCGGCTGGTGTTAATGGTAACAATGCTGTTCAAAGTTTGAAGGGCATCATAGATGACCCGATGCTACTCGATATGTTTAAGAAAGTAGGACAAAAAGATGCAGACCAGTGCATAAGACCTTTAGTAGTAAAATACGTAAAAGCGAAAGCACCTACTATTTCATCTAAAATTGATTCAGGTGATATGGAAGCTCCTACAGAAGAGTCAATGGACTTGAAAGACAAGGAAGATTACAAAGCAAAGAAAAAAGCATTACAAGATATCCAAATGGATCCAAACACGCACAAAGACGAAAAGTTAAAGAAAGAACTTATGCGTAAGAAAGCAGATTTGGACTCAGCGGCAAAAGACAAAGGCTACAAGGAAGATGATGACACTATTGATGTTAAAATTGGACCAGATGGTAGTCTTGAAAAAGATGACAAAGCGATGAACAAAGAAGACGATAGAACACCAGGTGAGAAGTTAGAAGAATTGGTTAAGTCACATTACGACTACACTTCTAATTCATTTCCAAAAGGTGAAACTGCTATTGTAACTGCTTGTGAAAAAGAGTTTGGCGATAAGGCAATACCATTTGCTGTTAAAATGATCGAAAGACTTAAAGGCGGTAAAGATCGCGAGATGGAAAGAATTAAACACCTAGCAGGTGTATAAGAATTTATAAAGCCACTTTTTTGGCATCATAAAGGTTGACTTTATAAGTAAGTTTGTGTATTATAGTAAATGTACTGCACAATCAAGGCAATACAACAACAAGCAACGAAGGCTTAAAAATTATAGGAGGCTTATATTATGGCTACATTAGCAGAAATTCGTGCAAAACTAAAAGAACAGGAAACCCGCTCATCGGGTCAATCCACAGGCGGCGACAACGCCATTTACCCATTTTGGAACTTAAAGGAAGGCGAAACATCAACTGTTCGTTTCTTACCTGACGGTGACGAAAACAATACATTTTTCTGGCAAGAACGTTTGATGATCAAACTTCCATTTGCTGGAATCAAAGGTGAGACAGACTCTCGCCCTGTACAGGTACAAGTACCATGTATGGAAATGTATGGAGAAACTTGCCCAGTACTTTCAGAAGTACGTGGTTGGTTTAAAGACAAAAACTTAGAAGACATGGGACGTAAGTATTGGAAAAAACGTTCATATGTATTCCAAGGCTTTGTTACAGATAATCCTTTAAAAGAGGATGCAACTCCCAACAATCCAGTAAGACGTTTCATTATTGGTCCACAGATTTTTCAAATCATTAAAGGTGCTTTGATGGATCCGGACATGAACGAATTACCAACAGACTATACCGCGGGTGTAGACTTTAGGATCGCAAAAACTTCCAAAGGTGGTTATGCTGATTACTCAACTTCAAATTGGGCAAGAAAAGAACGTCCATTAGATGAAGCTCAGTATAAAGCTATTGAAGACCACGGCTTGTTTAATTTAGGTGATTACTTACCTAAGAAACCAAGTGAAGTTGAAGTTGGTGTTATCAAGAAGATGTTTGAAGCATCTGTTGATGGCGAAGCATACGATATGGAACAGTATGGTCAATACTTTAGACCAGCAGGCGTAAAAGCTCAAACAGGTGATCCTGTGAAAGCATCTACTCCGACTCCTGCTCCAGCGGCGGCTCCGGCACCACAGGCAGAAGCAGTAGCACAACCTACATCAACTGAAGCACCTGCGACAGCAGAAGCACCAGCAACTGACAATAATAAAGCGGAAGACATTCTTGCAATGATCCGTAACCGTCAGGGCTAAATTAAATTTATACAAGGGGTTGTTTCGGCAACCCCAAGTATATGGATTAAGGAGATACAATGGCTAACAAGGCATTTGACGTTTCTAAGTTTCGAAAAAACTTAACGAAATCTATTACAGGAATGAGTGCAGGATTTAACGATCCGACTGATTGGATTTCGACAGGTAACTATGCACTCAATTATCTTATTAGTGGTGACTTTCATAAAGGTGTACCGATGGGTAAGGTGACTGTTTTTGCAGGAGAATCAGGTGCAGGTAAAAGTTATATCTGTGCAGGTAACATTGTAAAGGCGGCACAAGACCAAGGTATCTTTGTAGTTCTTATTGACTCAGAGAACGCACTTGATGAAGCTTGGTTACAAGCACTAAACGTAGACACTACACCAGAAAAATTACTTAAACTAAACATGAGTATGATTGATGATGTTGCTAAAACTATTAGTACATTTATGTCAGACTACAGAGAAACACCAGAGGAAGACAGACCTAAAGTGTTATTTGTTATTGATAGTTTGGGTATGTTACTAACACCTACTGATGTAGATCAGTTTAATAAAGGTGATATGAAGGGTGATATGGGTAGAAAACCTAAGGCACTTACTTCATTAGTACGTAACACAGTAAACATGATTGGTTCACATAACGTAGGACTAGTATGTACTAACCACACTTATGCATCACAAGATATGTTTGATCCAGATGATAAGATATCAGGTGGACAAGGATTTATCTATGCAAGTTCTATTGTAGTAGCAATGAAGAAATTGAAACTAAAAGAAGATCTTGATGGTAAGAAAGTAACTGATGTACGTGGTATTAGAGCGGGTTGTAAAGTTATGAAAACTAGATATGCAAAACCGTTTGAAGGCGTACAGGTTAAGATTCCTTATGAAACAGGTATGAATCCATACAGTGGATTGGTTGACTTGTTTGAGAAAAAAGGACTGTTAACTCAACAAGGTAATAGACTTAAATACGTGGACAGTAAAGGTAAGGAAAACTTAGAATATCGAAAAGACTGGTCGGGTGATAAACTAGACATAATTATGAGTGACTTCGATAAGTTATCCACAGAGCCAACTGTCGAAGAGGAAACTATTAACCCTGAGGAGTAAACTGATATGGATGGTACACAGATAGTAGAGACTTGGCAAGTATTTAAAGAGTATTTGGACAAAAAGCATATTGAAACTGTAGCAGAAAAGTTTGTAGATTTATGTGCAGACTTTGGTACAGAAGATGAAGCATTTAGAGATGCTTTAGGTTCAGATGGTGACCTTGACCAAGCTATTGGGTATTATTTAGAAGAAGACGTAGACGACTTAGAAGACAACTACAACGATGTTGACGAGGATTATTAATGGGTTGGTATTCTGATATTGCAAAAGACGTAGGTAAGATACCTGACGCTATACAATACTTTGAAGATGAATTGGCTGAAGCAAAAGGTCAAATTCGTATTAAGGGTAACGTAGAACGTGCGGCGGCAGAGATGCCAGGTCTTGTTGAACAACGTTTCAATCAACTACAAGAGCTTGAAGCAATTTTAGAATATCTAAACATTGAGCTTCGAAGACTTCGTAGTAGTTTCTTTAAGAAGTATTTAGAGAATTATGCACGAGCATTATCTAGCAGAGACGTTGAAAAATATGTAGACGGCGAAGCTGACGTTGTTGATTATGAAAAAATAATTAACGAGTTTGCATTAATGCGTAATAAATGGTTAGGCGTAACAAAGGCACTAGATCAAAAACAATGGCAACTTACTAACATAGTTAAGTTAAGGGTTGCAGGAATGGAAGACGCAAGTCTGTAAGTTCCAGATTAACATAACAAGGAAATAAAACTTTATGAAGATGAGTGAAACTCAACCAACTAACATTGCCAAACAATATGGTGGTAACGTTAGAGAAACTGTAAACCATGCGGAAAGAACTGACTTACCTGGTGCACGACAATCAATTCAGAAATGGGATATGATTCCATCTGCAGATTTTGTACAAAGGGTAGCTGGAGAGTTTGTTAGACAAACATCAGATGATCTTTTCAAAGGTAAGAAAGTTGTTGTGTTCAGTTTACCGGGTGCGTTTACACCTACTTGTTCAGAACAGCAATTACCTGCATACGAAGAAATGTATGACAGGTTTAAACAAGCTGGAGTAGACGAGGTGTATTGTGTATCAGTAAATGATGGTTTTGTAATGAATGCTTGGGCTAAAGAACTAGGCGTTGAAAAAGTAAAACTATTAGCTGACGGTAATGCCGACTTCACTGATTCAATGGGTATGCTTTGTACTAAAAGAGCAAAAGGTTTTGCTAATAGAAGTTGGAGATATTCGTTGTATGCAGTTAATGGAATCGTTCAAGAAGCATTTATTGAACCTGGATTTAATCACAAAGATGAGGACGACGATCCTTACACTTGTACAGATCCAGAGACAATGATCCAAATCATAGAAGCAGACGCCAGGTAATATCTAAATACTACTATGAAAGTAGTATTGGTCACCGGCGGCTTTGATCCGTTACATTCAGGACACATTTCTTATTTTAAAGAAGCGAAGAAGCTCGGCGACAAACTAGTAGTCGGGCTTAATAGCGACGAATGGCTTACACGTAAGAAAGGACAACCTTTCATGCCAATCAAAGAACGTGTAGAAATAATCAGAAACTTAAAAATGGTAGATGACGTTCTTACTTGGGACGACAGTGATGATTCTGCCTCTGGTGCAATATTTAAACTAATGGCTACATCAGGGTATGGACACGATGTAATATTTGCTAATGGTGGAGATAGAACAGATAAGAACATACCTGAAATGTCTACTTGGCACGATAAGGTTGAATTTGTTTTCGGCGTTGGTGGTACTGATAAGAAGAATTCTAGCAGTTGGATTTTGCAAGAGTATAAATACCCTAAAACAACAAGACAATGGGGGTACTACAGAGTGCTACACGAAGACGGCCCTACAACTAAAGTCAAAGAATTAACTGTTGACCCAGGCAAAAGATTATCAATGCAACGCCATCAAAAACGTGCCGAGTATTGGTTAGTAACAGAAGGTACTGCAACAGTTTATACAATTAACAGAACTTCAACAGATTTTGAAATACAAGGTGTATACGAAAAACATCAGTCCTTAAGAATTGATGAAGGTGATTGGCATCAGTTAGCAAATGAAACAGACAAGCCAGTTAAGATTGTAGAAATACAATATGGTGAGAACTGTGTTGAAGAAGACATAGAAAGAAAGTAATGGAGTTTGAAACTTTTAAAAATCCTACACAGGACGTTAAAGACGCGGTTTTAAAATCTGCAGACTACAGTATGACTAGCGGAAGACGTTTGGCGCATACATACGTAACTGTGCAAGAGCTAGACGCCAATAACATTGAGGGTGACATAGTAGAATGTGGTGTATGGAAAGGTGGACAAATCATTAGTGCCTACCTTGCAAACACACAAACTAAAAGAAAGTTTTGGTTGTTTGATACGTTTGAAGGAATGACACAACCAACAGAACACGATTTTAGATTACAAGCAGACGGAGTTACTAGAGGCTATGCCAAGGACAGTGGCAAAGCAAAACGTGGTTTCGACCAATGGTGTAGATCAGAAATACAAGAAGTGCAACAGAATTTATCAAAGTTTAATATGCCAATGGAACAAACAACATTTGTTAAAGGCGACATAGTACAAACACTAAACAATCCAAGCAACGTACCAAATAAGATTGCATTATTAAGACTAGATACAGATTGGTATGAGTCAACATTAAAAGAATTACAAGTGCTTTGGCCTAAATTGGTTGTGGGCGGATACATGGTACTAGACGATTATGGAAGTTGGCAAGGCAGTAAAAAAGCCTTTCATGAGGTGTTTGGAGATAGTCTCGAGATACATAATATTGACGGTAAAGCTGTTTATATTAAGAAAGATAAAGAATGAGTAATAAAGTATTTGTCGGATATGACACAAGAGAAGATATAGCATACCAAGTATGCGAACACAGTATCTTACAGCATAACAAAGATGCAGAAGTCATTCCTTTAGTACAAAAGGATATGAGAGATACCAAGTTGTATTGGAGAGGTGAAGATAAACTTGCAAGTACAGAGTTTACGTTTACACGTTTTCTTATTCCTCATCTTTGTGATTACAAAGGCTGGGCATTGTTTGTTGACAGCGACATTATCTTTTTAGAAGACGTAGACAACTTATTTGCATTAGCAGATGACAGCAAGGCTGTTATGTGTGTACATCATGACTACACACCTAAACCAGGAACTAAGATGGACGGACAAGTACAAACACAATACCCAAGAAAGAATTGGTCAAGTGTAGTATTATGGAACTGCGGACATCCTAGTAATCAAAAAATTACAGTGGACATGGTTAACAATCCCAACTACGATGGAAAATATTTTCATAGATTTAGTTGGTTAGATGATAGTGAAATTGGTGAGATACCTAAGGACTGGAACTATCTAGTTGGTTGGTATACAGACGGAACCCCAAGAGCATTACACTACACGGAAGGTGGACCATGGTTTAAAAATTATAGAAATTGCGATTACCACCAGGAATGGAAGGACGTTCTTTCTAGCATGATGGAGAATAAGGATGAGTGAAACTCATGGAGAGTGGGATCCTAGGAACTTGACACCAGAGATGAAAGAATTAGTTGATTCAATATTATACGGAGTAGCAATAGGTAGCAATAGACACGCCATTGAAGCTATACAAAAAGTATTTGACGACCAAGTAAAAAATCCTAAACTAATATGTATCGACAGCGGTATTAAAAAAGTAGAAAAGAAAGTTAAGGGCACCTTTGGTATTGTTGATTCCTTTGTTATGGGAATGGCATTAGGTAGTGGTGGAAAATATATTAGGGCAGATAACGTAGCAGACTATTGGGATCATCCTGCTCCTTTTCTTGTACGTGGATTAGGTAAACAAAAAATTATCAAAGAATGTATTGCACGTGGTAAAGACTTTTACTTTATGGACACAGGTTACTTAGGTAACAATCCTAGCCCACGTAATCCTAACGGTAAGAAAACTTATCATAGAATTGTAAAGAACGCATTACAAAATCTTCATATGCCAGACAGAGAAGAAAATCCAAATGCGTTTGGTGGAGAACGTTTTAAACAATTAGGAATAGGATTCAAAGAACACACCGCAGGTAGAAAAGTTTTAATTGTTCCACCAAGTGAAAAAGTAATGAAATACTTTGAAGAAGATTTAGAAGAATGGATCAAGAACACATTAATAGAAGTTAAGAAGCACACAAACAGACCAGTTGAAGTTCGTAAGAAGCCTAGCAGAGAAGCTCGTGTTAGTAGTAGCACAATGGAACAAGCATTGGAAGATGATGTACATTGTTTAGTTACATACAACAGTATAGCATCATTAGAAGCTATGGTATATGGCAAACCTGCAATAGTATTAGGGCCAAACTGTGCTGGAGACATTGCCGAAGATAGTTTACATAGAATTGAATTTGTAAAACACCCAGGAAGAAAAAACTTAACTTACCTTTGTAGATACCTAAGTAATAATCAGTTTACATACGAAGAGATGTTAAATGGGTATGCTTGGAGGAAATTAACGTGCGAGTAGTAGGATACACAAAAGTTATACCACCCGGAAAAGCATTAAAGCCGAACAAAGAAAATCACAAACTTGATATTATTAAAAATTTTATTGAGGGTGTGCGTATGGCAGGTGATACGGGATTGGTATACAACGGATTTGAAATGATGGATTGTGATGTTGCAATCATGCAAGGCTTTGTACATGACAGAAGTGCTCATGTACCACACATTAACTTGCGGAGAAACATTACAATGAACACACGTAACAAAGCATTTATTACCGCAGACAGTAATCTTTTTTTATATAAAGCAAAGCAAAACGCACCCTTTCATTATTTAAGATACAGTATCAATGGTGTGTTTAATAACACAGGAACATACTGTAACGATAATCCAGGTGACGAACAATGGAAAAAGATTTCACGTGACTTAGGTGTTACTGTTAAGCAGTGGTCAATTAATGAACGTGAACACGTACTATTATGTTTACAACGTAATGGTGGTTGGAGTATGAAAGGTAAAGATGTTGTAGCTTGGGCTAATCATAAGATTGCAGAGATTAGACGATACACAACTAGACCAATTATTGTAAGACCACACCCGGGTGATAAGAAGGCACCAGACTACATAAAAGGTATCACAGGACCAGATGTACGCATTAGTTTCGAGCCTATGATAGAACACGACCTAGCAAAAAGTTGTGTAACTATTGGCTTTAACAGTAGTCCTTTGGTAGCAAGTGTTATAGAAGGTGTACCAATTATTTGTGAAGACTACCAAGCTAGTCAAGTAGAAGAAGTTTGCCATAAAGAAATAAGCGACATAGCAAGACTAAAACCATTTGATAGAGACATATGGATTAAAAAGATTGCACAATGCCATTGGAGTTTTAAAGACTTACGTGATGGTGTTGCATGGCAACATATGAAAAGGTATTTGGAAGTATGAACATCACAGTAGTAACAACATTTCATCAGCCTGGCTTAGAACAATACGGACAACGTTTTATTAATTCATTTAGTGAAAAAGTTGATCCAAAAATTAAATTGGTTGTGTATGCAGAAAAGTGCATTCCTGTTAATCCAGATGAAAGCAGAATAACAATACACGATGCTGACGCAACACTACCAGACTTACAAAAGTTTAAAAGCATTTGGGGACAAGTTCCTAAAGCTAACGGTAAATGTCCTTGGCCTGAAAGAAGACCAAGAGATAATCATAAAGAATTTAAATGGGACGCAGTAAGATTTGCAAACAAAGTTTATGCTGTATTCCACGAAGCAAAGAAAGACGATACAGATATACTTGTATGGATGGACGCAGACACTTATGTACACAGTCCTATCACATACGGAGAATTTAGATTACTAGTGCCGCCACAGGCTTGGTTGCATTATTTAGGTAGAAATAGAAAATGGCCTGAGTGTGGCTTCTATGGTCTTACATTACGTAGTCCAGGTTGCGATGCTTTCCTTAAAGAGTTTCAACGTGTATATGATGAAGCTGAACAAGGAATATTTTTAATGGAGGAATGGCACGATAGTTATGTGTTCTGGGAAGTATTAAAAAAGATACAAGTTCAATACCCGAACGTAAAAGACTTTAGTGGACATTTAGTGAATGGAGAAGGGCACCCGTTGATCAACTGTGAGCTTGGCAAATACTTTGATCATTTGAAGGGTGTACGAAAATCGGAGGGACGTAGTAGAAAGAGAGACCTACTGCAACCACGTAGCGAGAATTATTGGAATGAAAGTTAGTTTATTTAGAGAGTATGGTGCACAAAATAGTAAACCCGTGTTTGACGCTTTTGCAGACAGTCTTGTGGATGCTGGGCATACCGTTGTTGATAATGACTATAGCAGTGATGTTGCTGTTATTTGGTCTGTCCTTTGGCATGGCAGAATGGCTGGAAACAAAAAAGTTTGGGATGACTTCCACGCACACAACAAAAAAGTAATCGTATTAGAAGTAGGCGGCCTGAAACGAGGCACCACATGGAAGGTAGCAATCAATGGAATTAATCGAGACGCCGCGTTTGGTCCTGATGGCAATGGCAGTGATCGTGCTAATTTACTGGGCCTCAAATTAAAACCTTGGTCACTAGGCGGTGACAGAATTATAATTTGCGGACAGCATGACAAGAGTCATCAATGGCGCAACCAACCCAACCTAACTGCATGGTTAGGAAATACAATCAACTCTATCAGAGAAGTTACAGATATGCCTATATATTGGCGACCTCACCCAAGGTGTCCTGTGCCTATGATAGAACATGACCATAAGAACGTACACAGACAACAACCTACACAAATAAAAGATACATATGACGACTTTGACTTTGATTGTGAAGGTGCGTATGCTGTAATTAACTTTTCAAGTAACCCTGCCACCCAGGCAGTAATAGAAGGTGTACCAGTGTTTACAGGTCCTAGCAGTTTAGCTTGGCCTGTTGCTAACCCAGACTTTACTACATTAGGTATGCCAAAACGTCCCGATAGAACACAATGGCTCAACGATATTGCATACACTGAGTGGACATTGGAAGAAATCGCACAAGGAAAACCACTAAATCGCTTGACTTCTTACCTATAATATCGTATAATAATACGATGTACAATAGACCTATATCTAAAAAAGCATTAAACACAGAAGACTGCCTAGAAATAGTTGCTGGTATCAGTGAGCTAAAGTATAGTGGTGACGAAGAATTGGAGAAGGTCCAAAACTTTAAACTGCATGAAGACAATGCTAATATCATGTTTAGTTTTGCTAAACAAGTATTTAGAGGCACGGCTCTTACTGCAAAGCAATATACACTAGCTAAAAAACTGTTGCTAGAATACTACACAGATCAATTTGATGCACATGAAATAGATTTAAAAGTAGCAGTAGAAAAATTAAGATTTCCATTACGTGAAATAGACGGTAGCCATTGGATCAAGTTTGTAGATTACAAAGGCGAAAAGATGTTAGCTATTAGATTTCCTTTTAATAAAAAAGTTATAAAGCATCTTGAAGAATTAAAAAATTCATCTGACAAAGAATATTTTTATGACAAGCACACACATTACTTTCCACAAAAAGAAAAATACATATGGAAGATTGTCAACATTAGCAAACAGTTTGCAGATGCAAAGTTTGAAATACAAGATGAGATTTTGGAATTATACAAGCAGTTAGAAGTGTTTGAAAAAAATCCACAAGACTACATACCAGGCATATACAATTTTAAATTTAAAAACTTACCTGTCAAAGCAGTTGACAATATGTTTGAAGAATTAGGTGAGCCTAACTATAATAACTTGTACAAGTATTACGATAGAAGATATTATTACGGATTAAATTACTTTGATGATCGTGCATTAGTAGAAAGTATTAGTGGCAGAGAAACGTTAACTAAAGCAATCATTAATCGTAATTCAAGTCTTATTTGCGTAGATAAAACTAAATGGGACATGGCAACAGTACTCAAAGCCGTTGACGAATTAGAAAGATATCCTCTTTTAATTCTTATTGATGCCAAACAAGGTTACAGTGAAGTTACTCTGTATCACAACTTGCTTAGATACTACATACCAAAGGAACAAATGTCCGTTATGTTTAGATTGGATAACAAGTTAGGCAATGAAGCTATACAATTTAACCAATACATCAAGACTCAGGGATTAAATAATATAGTTGACAAGAACACAAAAATAGTGTATATTAGTAATAATAAGATTCCTAAACCTTTAATGAAACAAGGGTTTAGACCAAAAGGCATTCTCACAATAGGCAGTAAAAAAATTGCTAATAACATCGACAGTTATGTGAGTGCTCATGATCTTGTTATGCAGTATGATGATGACGCAAGTCCTCATTATAGTTACGGATATATGAAGGCAGATATAATATAATGATAAGTTGTAGAATAATAATACAAGATGAAGTTAACGTCAAGGTAGAAAATTTACCTGTTGAATACAGACGTAAGATAGCTAACAAGCTGAAGTTCCAGGTGCCCTATGCACGTTACCTTCCTCAATATAAACTAGGGAGATGGGATGGAACTGTGGCTTTTTTCGGAATTGGTGGTACTGGTTACGTTAATCATTTGGATATCATTGTAAACACACTTGTAGAAGCAGGTGTTGAAATTGCAGACATTGTTGATCATAGAGACAAACATGATCTTACATTTGATGAGATAGATGAAAACTATTGGGCTCATAAGAATTGGCCTAAAGGACATCCAGCTGAAGGACAACCAATCATATTAAGAGATTACCAAGTGGAGACTGTTAACAAATTTATAGAAACTCCACAATGTTTACAAGAGGTGGCAACTGGTGCAGGTAAAACAATTATTACTGCTACACTATCGCACTTATGCGAGAAGGTAGGTAGAACACTTGTTATTGTACCAAACAAATCACTTGTAACACAAACAGAAGAAGATTATGTAAATGTCGGACTAGACGTAGGCGTTTACTTTGGCGATAGAAAAGAACTAGGCAGAACACATACAATTTGTACTTGGCAAAGTTTAAACATACTAGACAAGAAAACAAAAGATGGAGAGGCAAAACTAACACTAGCTGAATTTTTAGATGGTGTGCAAACAATTATTATTGATGAAGTTCATCAAGCAAAGGCAGACGTATTAAAGAAATTACTAACACAAAACTTAAGAAATGCACCCATACGTTGGGGCTTAACAGGAACTATACCCAAGGAACAGTTTGAATTCCAAAGTATACTTGCAAGTATTGGTCCTGTGATTAATCAAATCAGTGCAAAGGAATTACAAGACAAAGGTGTATTATCCAAGTGTCATGTAAACGTTGTACAACTGCTTGATACTAATGTATACAACTCTTATCAAGAAGAACTCAAATATCTTGTAACAAATAAAGATAGAGTTAAATACTTGGCCAAGATGTGTAGCAACATTAAGGACAGTGGCAACACCCTAAT